GCTTCTTGTGCACTACCACACCCTCCGGGAAGAAGTAAACTTCTCGGGGGATGTCGAGGGGCTTATTCTCGACACACCAGTCTGCTAAACGGTTGACTAGTGAAGCCTTCTCAGAGCAGTCTAAGACTGTATCTGAACGGTCCAAATTCCACGAGAGATTCTCGTAAAATTTGGCCTGCCTAGCCGCCCAAGTTGCGCTGTCGTATGACTTGGACCGGTACGGGTCTATCCCGTGCCGTCGGCTAACTTCGGGGAAAATCATATCCCTGAAGAGGTAGGGACGCCCAATGAGGTCAATGGCCTCATGGACGTCCACAAGCTGCATTCGCTTTGCGAGTGCGGCTTTGTCCTTGTAGCGGAGATTTCTCCACACGAGGACAGGGTCCAGTTCCTCTTGGAACAAAAGACCACGATCTAGGGCCATTTTGAATAGCCCTAAGTCGTCTACTCCGCTGACGAGGTCAGCCTGGAGTAGAGTCTCGCGGATTTGATCTTCGATCAAATCAACCGAGATGCCACGTGCTCTAGCGTTTGTCGCAAAACTTGCGACTGAACGAGTTACCATGTGGCCTGCTGTACCATCAAGTATTTGCTTGATGGCCCACAGATGCACCTCAGGCAATTGTCTGAGGGCTTGCCTAATGTCGGTCTTCGACCGATGGTAGGCGGGAGCTTCAATGCCTCCCAGTGAGACTGGAAGGTATCTGAGCGCAATAGAGGGTGGCAGGAAAGCCTGCATCCTCTGCTCCCAACGCTTGCTGAAGAGGGGAATCAGTGATTCAAACCCTCCTCCGAGCCAGGCCAGCATGCCATGCATCTGGCGAGCCTTGCCAATGGCAGGGTTTGGCTCATCCTTTCCCTCGTGCTCCTTGGCACATGGGGAAAGGAGCCTCACTTTCATCGCATCGATGTGAGGCTGTTCTAGGTACGCCGCATCCCGAAGAGGTACTTGCCTCTTCCAGATGTTTGCGTCACCCAGTCCTACCGTAAGGAGCATCTCCTCACAGTAGAAACCACCACGCGAACTCAAGAAGTTCTGCGGCCATGATACGGTCATACCGTTTAAATCATGGTTTCGCGTAATACGCGAAAGGTACGTCCTCGGACCCTGACCAAAGTGGTCATCGCCCGAACACGAGAAGCATCTCCACCCATTGGGTGGGAATCCTTTTCTGGACTTCAGATGATAGAGAAACTCTTCATCTGATGCATCAGTGAGACCACTGATGTATCGAAGATAGGCCTCGGACTCTGCACAAAGGTTGTGTAGAGTCAATACTATCTTCGCGCCCGGGTCACCCATTAGGATGCCCCGGGTTGTGACCTTGTCAAAGTTTTCTTTGACAGCGTCACCCTCGTACACCCGACCTGCGCAAAGCAGGTCGGCTGAAAGTCTGAAATACGGGTCACTTTCCCGTTCCAGACCACGATGTAGGCCCTCGAGCATTGCTCGACTGTACTCATGCACACAGAAATCAGTGGCTTGAGATAGGTCGCTACTAAGGTAGTAGCGATCGCCTACGGGTGGAGGGCAGGTATTACCTTGCCTTTTCACCCACTCAAAGAGTTGCCAGCCCCGGGTGAGGCCCGATCTGGCTGATGGGTGGTTTCTTAAAGCACCTATCACGTGGTGGGACCATGGTTGCAATAACATTGTCAACCAGTCTTCCCCCACAGTGACGATCCGGGACTTTGCCCCGGGTTCGCCGATAGCTGACGGTCGTATTGACGGCCGCCGGCTAGACATGCGAAGCATGTCGCCCTCATTTACGTATGGGAGGCCTTCAAGGATTCCTTGATTAAGGCCTTCTTCGATTGACCACTGCAACAGCTGATAGCCTGTGCGGTCGTCTAATCCATACAATGGGTCCTCGAGTTTGAAATTTTCAAAATCGAGGTCCACTCGGTCGTCGCTTTCGCCGGCCTCGTGGTGCAGATCGTGATACAGGGTTTCCCTGCACATCGTCTGCCATCTAGGTCTACCGGCTATCAGCCAGTAGGCCTTACCGAACCATGTCACCTCTAAGGTGTCATGGTCCGGGGTGAAGGCAAGCCAAGATCGGAACTTTGTTCCGACCTCGGCGGCACGTCCACCTTCATCCGTCGATGAATCTAGGGAAGCGTTTCCCGTCATCGACGTGTGCCCGAGGCTGGTATAACCAGCCTCGTCACAGAACTTCCTCGTCTGCATACCTATTAGGTATGAAAGCCTCGCAAGAATTTCTTGTCGGGTGCGAGACACAGCCGCGCGCGAGTGCAGAGTCTCTGAGTGTTTGATCAGAGACTCCATTCGCGTCTTCTTACCACCTGCAGGGAAGTTCCTGCTGGTAGTGAAATGGCAGAGTCGGGTTGCTTCAACCTTACTCCTCACGCCTCGCTTCATGATTGGTAGCAACCATGGAGCGAGTTTCCGCCAAAGTGGCGGAAGGTCCCTGGGATTCACCCAGGTGGAGCCAAACCCAGGAAGGTCCTGGGGAAGCTCGGGGACTGCAGTCTTTGACTGGAGTCCCGCCCATTTAATGAGTGTAGCGAAGCGCTTCCACTCTTTAGTAACCCGATCGCTGCTATGAGCAGCTTTCGAGTACGCCCAGTGTATAAGTTTCTTATATTCTGGAGAGTCCTGGAGGGATCTTATCCCCTCAGGACTCGAGGTGATCAAACAATCTTTGATCGCCTCCACGCAGTTGCTCACTCTCTTGAGTGAATCACTGCCACGTGCTGCAATCTTATTGCAGACGTCCGGGGCCAGATCAGGATAGTGCTTCCTGATCCGCCCGGCTAGATGGGCGCGACTTTCGCGCCGATCGGCGCCTACTACGACAACCATTGGTTTGCCGACGTAGGCCTCGAGTGCATAGGCCAAACCTAGTGCACTCAAGGACTCTTTAAACGGAGAGTCATCCTGGCTTGACTGCGTTTCGAATTTCGAAGCCGTGGCCACGAAGTGCTCACGCAGGATTTACA